CTACAGGACTGAGTAAAACTCAGCCCGCCCACCCTGTCTTCAGTACAAGGGACAGGGGCCTTCCATCAGACTCGAGATGGCCTTCGAGAAGAGGTTCCACACCTCTCATTCGGAAGAACTTTTCGAGTGCAGGATACCCGTTGAGTGGGTCTGGCTTGTGCTTATGTTTCACAACAAGGCACTTTTGCTCAGTCCTCTGCAACTCCGTGTTGAAGCGGAACTGCGGATACTCAACATAGGAAATTACTCCTACAATGTTATCTTGGTGAGCGTGCTTTACCGGAAAGCGTGAAAGACCATAGGTCTCACGAATCAGGGAGCAAGTAGCAAACCAGCCAAGTTGTATCAGCTGGTTATGCCACTCAATTACACTCACGTAAGAAACATCATGACGGGGTGCACCCGGCAATGGTATACGGGAACGAACCGGTGTCACATCGGTCGTGCCGTACCAGTCACTTCCGCAAGACTCCTTGAACTTACCGTTCACGAAAGTCTTAGCTTTGTTGACCTTGAGACCATAAGCCTCGAGAAGCCGGATAACATCAGGTGCACTTTCTGTGGGCACGATAATATCGTCCCCATAGACTCGAATGGGCCACTCAAAATAAGGGTCCACCCGTCGTAGGTTGAACGCCTTCCTGACTCCCATACAAGCAATGGTGTAGAACACCATCGTCTCGATCGGGAAGCACAGGGAGCTACCCATAGAAGCAAATTTGCGGAGTTTAATCTTACTCCCCGCAACATCTGCGTACCTGCTCCTACTTGCAAACACAACGGACCTAAGAGGCCCGGGTGGCAAGAGAGCATGTACAAGGGTAGAAGAAATGCGATCACTCGCCTCGCTCAGGTCAATCGTAGCAAAAGATTCTTCTGCTGCTGCGATTCGAGCGAGACTCCTGTTGTAGGATTGATCCTTCCAACATATGGAGTAATACAAGTACGCCCATTTTGGGCGCGCAAGTACATCCGTCATGGCAGTTAATACGCCTTGTTGGGCATACTGATTCCACGACGGCTCCATAGCGATAACTCGCGGAGATTTCTGCGTTTTCGGAACCAAAACCACCTTAACGGGTGGTTCCAATTCCGGCGGAACTATTTCAGGCATATCTGCGTGAATGCTCGACCTGGCGTAATGCCAGAACGGCCACACAGATTGAAGCCTCTCAGACCACTTGCTGAGATGAAAGCGTTGATTATAGCTTTCGCGAGTGGCCAGAGCACCAGTAGAGTGCCTGCAAAGGTCTTCCGACTCAAGCAGGCGCTCAACTTCAAGAAGATAGGGCCAGAGGCTTTGCGCCTCTCTCCTAAATTCCAGAAGCATCCCTATTGGGAGCTGGGGAATAGCTCGGTCAGTATCGATATACGCCTGTATACTCTTGCTTTGACGTGCAGGAGTACAGTCTATGTCCACCTTCGAAAAGAGGACAAGGAATTGTCGCAGGTCGCGAAGTAGCGACCCGACAAGCGTAGTATCGATACTAACAGTACCGTCGGACAGGAAAATTCGACGAAGGAAGCCCGAAAGAAACTTTGGGCGACCCCCTGCTGACCCGAAAAGGGACAGCAGGTTGGAGTCGATTACGCCATTAGATATGGATTTGGTTAAAGCCTTCTCCATACTAGGTAGCGTAATTGTCAAATATGACAAACCTTCCTGCTCAAACCGCGACGTCAAAGTCTCAACGTCGCGATCCGTGCGTACACCGTACTTACTACCGATCTCGTTCAACAAGACGGCAGCAATTCGGACCATGCTTTTCACTGCTCCTCCTTAGAGGTGACAGATCATGGCATGGCACTCCCTAAAGCTGTCCGTCCACCAGCTTATCTGCATTCGTCCCGGTGCCAATAAAGGCAGCCAGGGCCTTAAGGTAGTTAATCACCTTAGTGCGATCAGCCCCGTTCTTGGGGTAATTGATCGAAATGACAGACTGGTAGGACACTGCCATATTCTGGTCCGGAATTGAGGGGTTCGCGACGATCTCATCGGCGCGGAGCCTCAAGGACCTATGGTAGCGATTCTTGTTATCGGAGGAGATAAGAGCGGAGGTAACTCCGGTCGAATCCGCGAACGTTCCTTCCGAAAGGGTCATACCCAGACGGTTGAGGGGCGTCGCAGTTCCTCCGATAGTAAAAGAAATCGGATCGGGAAATGCCATGATATTCCTTTCATAACGCTTCTCAGCGTGATCTCAGAACACCGAGATCTGGTAGCGGTATTTCCGCTATCTGATGAATGGGATGTTTTTGGCTCTAGTAAGTCCTAAAGCCGCGAGTATAGACGCCCTGAACGGATCCGAGAGGATCGAAGTCCAGGACGACGTACTCATATCATAAGGATTTCCTGGATAGCGATAGTGTTGCTGAACGATGGCAACACTAGTTCCCTTCACAGCTGAGTCAATCTGATTGGCTGTGTTAGCGGGAGGACTCGCTTTGAGTTCAACGGAAAACTTCCTACGATAGGAAGCTCCCATCCGTTTTGCTACAAGGTTGTAGTCTGCGACATCTTGCTGGTAAGCCAGCAAACCACCGATGTCGTAGAACCAGTCAACCATCCAAGAAAAAGGAACAAGTTCGTATGCGGTGGAGACCGTAAGGCCTCCTCCGAGTATCTTACGAGCTTGATCGACGTAACTCTGACGCCGTGCACTAAATTCATCTGGGTCATAACTGAACCACAGATAGTGCGCGAATGCGTCAACGTAGGAATATGATCCGATGTACCATTCGATCCCGAAGGGTCTCATGGAAGATGCGGACATAGGGCACTGAAACTGTACCCTCCCCAAACCGGGAATATCAACAGTCCTAGGACCGGTGATATTCGTAGAAGGGGGATTCCTCGCACCCGTCCAATTCTCATGACCGATGTCGATGCGAGATCGCACGGCACGTTCACGGTTGCTTTCTTCCAGGAATTTAACATATTTCTGGTCGGCAGCGAGAATGGACTCGGCGCCTCTCTGGATATCAGAAGCAGTTGGTTTCCAACCGAACTGTACACCCAGATAAGCACCTCCGATCGCTTGACTTCCTGCGGAAGCAGGAAGCTGAAAGAGCTTGTTAGCATCCTTTAGCTCGCCCACAAAACGGGTTAAGTCAAACGAGGGTTGAGTAGGTCGAACATTACGAAGGGCTTTGGCTGCCATTGCGCGAATATCTACCTCTGAAGGTCGATCTTCGAGCCTGGTGGCTGACAGCTCAGTGAGCCCCAGCGATCCGATCCAGGACCAAAGTCTTTTATTGAGGCCATTTGATGACCACAATCCAGACATTAAAACTGATCCTGGAGTGAAATCGGACTGCACATACTCACGGGGGTTGACACCAAATACGTTTGGTTTGCCTCCCGACCCGGTATTGTTGGCTCGCATTATGCGTTCAAGATGCGCTATCGAAGTTGCCGTTTGACCCCAAGTAGAGGTCTTCTGGTATTCGAATAGTGCATTGGTCTCCTCTTTAGAAAGGGGACCAGAACGATAACCGTATTGTTCCTTGAATAGTGTTTGGAAAGTCGCGCCACTGTAATCAGTGGACGATGTCGGACCATTTTGCCGGGCAGGAAAAGATACAACCTTCCCGGTTTTGGTCTCGAACACCATTCCCATAGCTACTCCTTTGATAGGCTGTGCTGTACGCACAGGGTGCCCCGGGAGG